AAAAGGGTATTATCAGGAAAAGTCCACCTGAAGAGTACCCGTTAGGGACGAAACGCTCCGGCGTCGTGGCGAATCAGATTTAGTAACACAGATAGACAACTACGACTTAGAAAAGATGGGTTTTACGTTCAAACCACGAAATGTGCTCAGCAAGGCGAGGAAAGTTGGGGGTGAAGAATTGGTTGCACTCACCAAATTCGCGCAACAGCACCAAAAGTTCTTAGGAACTAACAAGGCGGGTGAAAATTACTTCCGTGATCTTGATAATTCAATGCACCGGTACATAAAGAAAGCCGAGATGCGGAAGAATCTGTTTGCGATTTGTATGCCAGCTGGGCACGGTAAGAGTACACTGGCAAAAAGGTACGGATTAATTGATGTTGATCAGTTGATTAGTGAGCCTGAGAAAGACTACTACCGTGCCAAACGATTAGCCATACTAGCTGGGAAGGACACATGGTCCAACCACAATAATGAGTGGTTTGCGCGTATGAATAAGACACTTGATCTATTGGATTACTCGCGTCCTGTGATAATCATGGTGCACCATGAAGAAATAGCTTACGAGTTGGGTGCTGTGATATTGGGTGCTATAAAGCTAGATCGTGCGGTCTTTGAGGCCAATATCATCCCGAGAATGGATCGCGCGGATCCTAGTAATTATACGTTCTCAGTTGCTAGTTATGATGGGTTCAGAGTTTCTCGTTATGTTGAGAATGTATTTACCGCTCATAGCAATGCTCATCTAGAGGAGATTGTTCTCAATCTCATTAATGCGAATGACTTACCAATCGCGGCACCGTATAAATATAACAGAGAATACAAGAATAGTCACTATGCGAATAATGTTCCAGAGTGGTTGTTGCGCGGCGAACGTACAGGGGATGATAATGTATCGATCAAACTGTTGGTTGATATGTTTGAAGCTCATATGATACCTAAAGAAGCGGTTGACTACTATGTTCGTCATAGTTACACTAAAACTTCCTTTGATTTTGGAATTAGCATGTATGAATGGGTCGATGAGTTACGGAAATTCCCGCCGGTTATGAATGAGAGGAAGAAATTTGATATCAATGGCGATATGAAATCAATCTTTCCACCGCGATCGGCGAAAGAGATGTCGCGTGCTAATGTTACAGTGCGTCGATTAATTCAGACATTTGATATCTTCTCGCATTGGGAAGCTGTCGAAATAGCGGAACATCATGTAGGAGCTCCGCAGGTGTTTGTGGCCGGGTTACTCTCACATTGGAAAGGTATATGTCAGGAGTCGCGTGTTGCTGGGTTAGTCCGCCCATTGTATGCGGTGCACTGGAAACATTGGACAAAGAGGATGAAAGAAATTCATTCATTGATCCGTACAAGCCGTTTCTTTATGAATACTGAAATCTTTGAGTTAGAGCGCCAATCTGTAATGTACATGGATCTGTTAATTGGACGTGCAGAGTATGTCATCAATGAGGAGGCTGAAATCCAAAAGCGCAGTGCTTCAGGTACATATCAAACTCAACATCTATCATATGATCCTCATCTTAGACGTTACACCAACGAGCGGTACAAATTAGATTTCCGGCATGCCGTAAGATTGGCTTACTCTAGGATAAGGACTAATCCTAAGAAGATCAATCTCCAAAGTTTCAAAGATTTCTATGAACGTAGGAGAACATGGGTTACTAAAGGTGGACTGGTTTACAACAAGTTGCCTAGCATGATGAAGAAATTTTCTGCTCAGCTGTATGATTCAGTGTATGAGACGATCTCTATTATTGAGGGGCGTCACAACAAGCTATCTCTATTTGAGGTGTCAGATCTGCAGACCATTTTGAAAGGTTTCAGTGCCGATGATGTTGCGCGCACAAAAACGATGTTGAAATATGAGACCGGTGGTAAGGAACGGGTCTTACTACCTGGGTCAATAGCTCACTTCATCATATTCACTTACATATTGATCCTTGCTGAGCGGCAAGAGCAAGTTGGTAGTGTCAGGCTCAATGCCATGGCCGATGAAGATATCCGATACTTTGACAGGAAGATGGGTTTCGGTTTTTATCATGTGCTCTATGACTGGGCTGACTTCAATGAGCAGCATTCAGCAGATGAGATGGCGGCAGTGATCACTGAATTGAGTGAAGCTATGCAGGCACCTACAGACTATCACATGTTCGTGGAGGCTATTGCTGAAGGCATGTATAATATGTCAATACAGGATAAGGAAGGTATAGTCTGGAAAATTTGGAACGGACTGTATTCTGGGTGGCGAGGGACTACTTGGATAAATACGGTGCTCAATTTTGTGTACTTAATGATAGCGCTGACCAATATAGAGCGTATATATGGTGTGTCGTGTGTTGTCATGGTTGATCATGGTGGTGATGATGTGGATCTTATGTTAAGTGAACCAACGATGCTACCTAAGATACTGGAAGTCATGGATGCTATGTTATTTAATGCCAACGCCTGGAAGCAGATGATAGGAGAAAGGTCTGAGTTCTTTCGAAATACTATCGTAGAACATACTGTATATGCCAGTCCTACGCGTGCATTAGCAAGCTTTGTAGCTGGCGACTGGGAAGGCAGCGGCCAGTCAACGGTTCGCGAGCGTGTAGTTAGTCTGCTTGATCAAATAGCAAAAATGCAACGACGGGGTGTCTCTAAGGAGATGTGCAATGGATTCATTATGTGTTCGATTAGTCACTGGTGTAAGATTAAGGATGGTGATGAATGGCTAAATTTACCAGATGTCATTTTACATGGTCACCCAGATGATGGAGGGTTAGGTATACCCGACATTAATAACCAAGTTTGGAGGCTTGAAAGCACAGTGCCTAAAGTTGAAGAAGAATGGTTCAAAGTAATCGTTCCAGATTATCGGGCTAGCCGCGACTATGTACAGGTGGTTGCAAAAGAACTTGAGAAATTTTCTATTGTTATCAAGCAAAGAGAGGAAATTGCTAAAGAATTCGCTAGAGCATCATTCGATATAGAGAAAAGGATGGATTATGAAAGTTGGCGTCGACTACTAAATTTTAATACAAGTATTAAATACAAAGTTAATATTATTGAACCACTGCGTGATGACGTGCTGTTCGAACAGTTTACGAGTTTTACTATTGATGAGAATGTTCTAGGCAAGTACAGCCAAGCTAACCGATACCTTGAGCTAGTTCAGTATATGCGTCACAATAATAAAGCAATTACAAGGTCAGAATTAGTCAACATCATGTCGGAAGGGAAAGTGCAGCTTGACGCACTAGATTTCCAGGGCGACGTGTACTATCGCAGACTCATTCCAGATTTCATGGCATTCAGGATCACGTATTACTGCAAAGAGGCACTTAATCAATCGCTTATACGCTGGGAGACGGCGGAAAAGATCTTCAAAACACTCTGCTACATGTCCAGCCAAATATTTGGTCATCACATGTAGGGGTGTGCAATTAATTAGAGAAAGTATG